CGTGAATGATCCCCGAATCATAACGACTTGTGCAACTGACCTCACCATTGGTATGTCACGCTACACTTATGCCTTTAAACAGGCGAACTTGGAACGACAACCTTGGTATGGTCCAGGAATGACGCCCAAAAAGATCGCTCGGCGCCTTGCAACACTTTGCTCTCAGTCCACTATTGAGAAGGACTTTCGGAGGTACGATGGATCCCTCTCTAAGTTCTTGCAGAGTGTGCCCAAGCGCGCCACAATGCGCTGGTTCACCCCGTCGGAGGGACCAGTGCTAGAGAAGCACTATCAAGAAGTGTTTCGCAAATCGGCAGTCTCCCAGAATGGGTACTGCTACGCAGCCGGTGACGGCACTCGGTCGGGATCCCCGATTACGACCTGTGCCAACACAAAGATCAACGCCTTCGTCGATTATTGCGCCTACCGCAACGCAGGGCTAGAACCCGTCGAGGCCTACAAAGCATTAGGCCTGTATGCTGGTGATGATAGCGTGTCACGCAATCTCCCAGGATACGAAAAGTCGCTACAGGAGGTAGTAAAAGATTTGGGGCTCTCCATAGAGACCCAGGTCAATGAACCCAACTCGCGCACCACAATGCTTTCGCGTGTTTTCCCACACCCCGTGACTTCCACCACATCCTACCAGTGCTTGAAACGCACTTTACCCAAATTGCACTTGAGCGCCAGCAAAGGTGTCTCGGTCAACCAGGCAGCCTACAACAGGGCAGTCGGGTATCTGACCACTGACGCAATAACACCGTTGCTGTCAGATTGGTGTAACAAGGTTGTAGAGGTCACCGGATTGACCAAGGTCAAAGGTAACACTGGTGATGAGGCTCATAAAATGACGCAGTCCTGGCCACAGGACCCAGCCGATTTAGACATGATCCGGGAGTCAGTAGCCAATGATTTAGGAATGACAACTGCAGAGTTGGAAGAGCGAGTCGCAGCCGTACAGGCTGCCACGGACCTCGACTCAATCCCTGTGGTTTGGAACAACAAACGCAAGATTAAGATCGAAGCAATGGTAGACGGTATGCTGGTGAAGCCAGCATCTAGCCCGTCCATAAACGAACAATGGACCACAGACGAGCAACCGACGACGATTACAAAAACATCGTCGAAGCACTACGCCAGACCTGGGCCGAAAACCCAGAAGCGGCAGAAGGATTCCTCAGAGAGCTCCTCCGGGAAGCAATCTGGACAACATCGGC